CTAGAAAGCTATCCCTTTTTGTTTACATTAAATTTTAAGTATTTTTGTAAAAATTAGCATAATGCAGATACTAAGAGATGTGGCGGTTTTATCCGAGATAATTTCAGAACCGATAACACTTGCTGAAGCAAAGAACTATCTTAGAGTAGATTACTCAGAAGATGATGCTTTAATAGAAGCCTTAATTACAAGTGCAAGAGTTAGACTAGAACAATACGCTGGAGTTGCTATGACTGAAAGAACTCTACAAGTTATAGCTTATGTAGATGATTTAATAGAACTACCTTATGTGCCTATTTCTACGATATTAAGCGTAGAGTATTTTGATGGCCAAGATTGGGTAACCTTAGAAGATGGTAGTTATACTGTGATAGGTATTAACTATAAGAAAATATCTACTTTATATTATCCTTCAATGGAATATAGGTTTACCTATACTTGTGGTTATTGTGAGCCTCCAAGTTCTATGAGAACAGCAGTTTTCAAATTACTATCAGATTTGTATGAATACAGAGAGTCTAGCGTTGAGTCTACTAAGCCTAACAGCAACGTAGTTACAGCTTACGAATTAATGAAACCATTCAAAAGAATTAACATATTTATCTAATGATTGGAAAACTTAGAAATAGAATCACGTTTAACACTAAAACAAGCGTTTCTGACAGCGCTGGTGGCTTTGTGAACACTTTAGTATCTTATTATGTTTGCTGGGCTGAAATGGTCTCTAATAGCGATTCTAGGACTAATATAACAGGTAGAGATAGCTTGAATGATGCTATTACCTTTAGAATTAGATATACAACAGGCAAGACATTTACTAATGCTCTTGTAATTACTTGGAAGTCAAGAACTTATATGATTAACTCTATTATAAACGAAGGAGATTTAAACCAATATTATTTAATCGGTTGTGCAACTCTTAAGTAATGGCTAAGTTTACTGTAAGCATATATGGGGTTGACCAATTAATTAAAAGGTTTGAAGCAGCTCCACAAAAGATGTATAATGAATCTAAGGCAATTATAGATGAGGCTGTAAACGAAATGGCTACCAAAGCCTATCATAAAGCATCTAACCTACCAATCATAAATCCTAATTCTAAATATGAAAGAACTGGTAATTTAGCTAGGTCAATTAGACAAAGTAAATTTACACCAGGTCAAGGTGCTAGTATTAGTGCTGGTAATGGTAGTGTAAGATATGCTGCTTTTGTTGAATTTGGTACAGGACAAGGATATGGCATACCTGCTTATCCTAACTTAAATATGAGTAGTTTAGAAGATTATGCGTTTAAATTTAAGCGTGGTAATAAATTAGCTAGAATGCCATACAGACCATATATGTTTGATTCATATAGCGAAGTATTCTCAGGTATGCTTAAAAAAATGAAGTCAATTAAGATATAAATATATTTCGTTAAATTTGTAAAAAATGAAGGACTGCGGATATACATTAAGGAAAGCTTATATAGATAAGCTTACAGCGGCTTCTTACTCATTGAGTGCTTATGATACCATAGCACCTGATACAGTAGAACCACCTTATTTGATTATCAGTAGTCAGACACAAGCAGAGAATAGTAATAAGCAGAGCTTCGGTTTTGATGTTAGTATTCAATTTGACATAGTTTATAGGACTTTTAAAGCAGGTGAAGTAGGGCAGAAATCAGTAGATACATATACTAATGCATTTCTAGAAATTGTAGGAGTCAATCCTCCTTTATACCCAAATACGGCACCTGATTTTAAGATAGTAACTAGAAGGGTTAGCTCTAATATTGCTACCTTTGACTATGTGAATGAAGCTTATGTTTTCAGAAGGGTGATAACAATGGATCATTTCGTGAATCAATTAACATAAAAGAAAAATAAAATAAAATGGCAACAACAAGTGTATTTAACGGAACTTCATTAGTAGTTCTAATTGGAACGGAAGTAATAGGATTTGCTACTTCTTGTTCATTAAGTTTAGCTATCGATACTCCTGATGCTTCTACTAAACAAAGTTTAGGATGGGCTGATGAGATTGGTGGTCAAAGGTCTTGGTCTTTAACAACTGATGGTTTAGCTACAGTAGTACCTGGTTCAGTTGCTACTTATGTAACTACAGCTGAATTAAATGCTTTAGCAATAGCTAGAACTGCGGTTGTAGTTAAATTTACAACAGTAGATAACTCAACAGTAGGTGGTGTAACTCCAGTTACAGGTGATGTGATTTATTCAGGTTCAGCATTTATCGAGAGTGTAGATATGACTGCTGATATGGAGAATCCAGTTACTTACTCAGTTTCTTTTAAAGGAACAGGGCCATTAACTATCGCCACTAACGCATAATAACCAACCAAAAATAAACCAAAATGAGAGGACAATTTGAATTAACTCTTTCCGATGGAAAGAAGATACCGATGCGTTTTTGTACGTGGAGTCTTAAAAGATTCTGTCAATTACAAGGCATAGGGCCTTCTGACATAGGAGAGGCTTTAAGTGGGCAATCATCTTTAGATTCTATTATCAACTTACTGAAAGCTGCTGCTGAATATCCATTATACTCACAAGGCATAACGCCTTCCTTTAGTGAAATAGAGGTTTGTGATTGGGTAGATGATATGGGAGGAATGGGAAGTCAAAAGTTCCAAGATGTGATTAAAGCACTAACAGATAGTTTAAATAGTGGAATAGAAACTGCCCCAACTAAGTCAAATAAAAAGGATGAAGTAAAAAAAAATTAGAGTGGATTGACATAGAGAAATATACAATGGGGGAGTGCAAAGTGCTTCCCCATTTGTTTTGGGAGATGACGATGGCTGAGTTAGATTTTATTTGGTATGGATATAGGCACGAGGAAGAGCAACAATGGATTAGAACTAGGTGGCAAACAACAATGTTAATTAACATACAACTACCAAAAGGTAAAAAAGTTAAACCTAGTGAGCTTATTGAATTAGACTGCGATACTCGTAACTTTGTGAAGCCTAGAGTGATGGGCGAAGATGAACTAAAGGCAGTACTTAAAAAATATGGACATATATAAATTTATAGGATAATGGCAGATAATCAAATAGTTCAAATTGATTTTAAATTCGATTTAGGAAATGTTCCTGCTTCAACAAAGGCTTTTAGTAATTATTTAAAAGATTTAGGAGTTGATTTAAAATTTACTAAGGCAAGTACAGACGCTTTAGCAGCTAGTGTATCTCATTTAGCTACTGCTCAAACTAAAGCAGCAACAGCTGGAGCTTCAGCAGCAAATACTGTTAAAAAATCTAATCAACAATATACAAATTTTGCATTAATATTACAAGATTTACCTTATGGTTTTAGAGGTATTCAAAACAACTTACCTGCTGTAATAGGAGGCTTTGCTGGTATGACTGGCCCTATTTATCTTGCAACTTCAGCACTTATTGCATTTTTTACTGCCTATGATATGGGTGCATTCAAATCTTTTGGTGGGGCATCAAAATTTCAAGAAGCACATAAAAAAATAACAGAATCCGTAAAAGGAGAAGCTACTGAAATATTATTATTAGTAGAGCAGTATAAAAAAATTAATACAAGTTCTGAGGAAAGAGCAGGTATAGTAAAAAGATTAAACTCTCTTAACCCAGAGTATTTTGGAAATTTAGATAAAGAAACTACATCAGTAAATTCTCTTAATAAAGCATATACAGCTTATGTTGATAATCTTGGTAATGTAGTTAAAGCAAAAATGCTCGAAGAAGAGCTAAGTAAAAATATACAAGACAGATTAAAGTTTGAATATGAGAATGGTATTGCTATATTAAAGAGTGGTTATTATAATCCAGAATATGTAAATAAACACACAAAGGCACTTAAGGAACAC